AGAGCAAGTTATGCAGGCATGCGTACACTTGGGCGGTATGACTTGGGCAGAGGCTGATAAGGTCCGCAAGATTATTGGAAAGAAAAAAGATGCAAAAGAGTTTGACCAGTTCAAAGATAGGTTTGTTACTGGGGCTTCAGAACACATTACTAAGAAAAAAGCAGAGGCGCTTTGGCACGATTTTGAAGCGCATGCTGGTTATTCTTTTAACCGCTCCCATGCTGTTGCTTACTCTATGCTTAGTTATTATACTGCTTGGCTTAAGTTTTATTATCCACTTGAATTCATGTTTTCAATTCTTAAAAACGAAAACGATAAAGATGCTAGGACTGAATACTTAATCGAAGCTAAGCGTCTAGGACTCAAGGTTCTGCTTCCCCACATTAATGAATCTGATCTTGATTTCTCACTTCAAGAAAATGCAATCCGTTTTGGATTATCTGAAGTTAAGTTTATATCTGATAATATTGCAAATAAGATTATTGATAGTAGACCGTACACCAACTACGATCACTTTATTTCTATTGCTTCCGCTAAAGGAAGCGGTATGAATAGTAGGGCAATCAGTTCACTCAATGCAATTGGTGCAGCGGCATTTAAAGATAATCCTAGAAGCGGTAATGAAAAAGATAATTATTATGAGTATCTTGGTATACCTACATTTAACTTAGAAGGGATTCCACCAAGGGTTAAAGCTCAGGCTAGACCAATTGAAGAGTTTGATGACCTAGGTTCGTTTGTTATGTTTGGAATGGTAAAAGGAATTAAACGTGGTTCTGGCTGGGCAAGAGTAGAGATAGTAGACGAGACTGGTTCAATAGGACTATTTCATAATGAGCAGACACAAATTGAAGTAGGCCAAATGTATTTCATCCTTGTCGGAGATAATAGAATTGCAAGATATATAAAGGTGTCTGATATAGATCCATCATCAAATGATATGTTTGTTGACTACCTATACCGCAAAGAATATGATTTAGAAGAAGATGAGTATATCGTTGTAAACTTTACCCCATATGTAACAAAAGCAGGCAAAACTATGAGCCACATAGTGTTGTCAAATAGAAATAAAGAGTTGACAAGAGCAATTGCTTTTCCAACTATGTATAAGATGACCCTTGCAAAAATGCGTGAGGGAATGAAGTGTAGGGTTGTTCTATCAAAATTAGACGATGGAACTATGAATGTAAAGGAAATCAAATGAGTGATGCAAAAATAGAAGATGTTTATGCACAGCTAAATATTGCTAAGATACTTGTTGCCGCAATTGAAAGTCTTGGAGAAATTTCTCTACCAGTTCAAAACTTTTTAAAGGCAGCCAATGAAGACAAAGAATTACAAGTAGATTATAATGAAGCTGATCAAACATTTACATTTAAGCTTAAGCAAAAAGATTAATTAAAATGGGCTTCACAGCCCCCAATTTAAATGGTATACTACTATAGAGAAGAAAGAAGAATAAAATGGCAGATCATGATATTGTGTATGAGGGCGGATATAAGATTTCACCAGAAGACGCTTTAATAAACGAAAAAATTGCTGATCAATTAGCTGGAACAAATACTTTAGTGGCTATACTAGAGCACTATGGGAAATTGACCGTACCAAGAAAAAATTTAATGGAGTTAATAGAAGTAGATCAGGTATGGCCAAATGATTTTATTTATAATCACGGCTCAGCGATGGCAGTAACATACAATCCAAACACTGACGAAATGGGTTTTGAGTTAAGATATTTAATGGATGGAGACATACCTGCAGACATCGTGTCTTGGTGCTGCACAAGAAATCAAACTAAGGTGGGATTTATCGATCATGATAGTCCTATATACAAACACTAATGATATCAATAGACACTATTTTATCTAAGCTTGATCCTAAAACACGTGCTAGAGTTCAGTCTGCACAAAATGTTCAGGTGTCAAAACAGCTAACTCCCAGCATAGGATTAAATGTTGCGCTAAAAGGCGGACTAGGTTACGGAAGACAAGTCCTAGTATGGGGCAATAAGTCTGCTGGTAAGTCTTCTTTTTGTTTGCAGATGATAGCACTAGCTCAGCAAGAAGGAAAAACATGTGCTTGGATTGATGCTGAATCTTCTTATGATCAGAGTTGGGCAGAACGGCTTGGAGTAGATTCATCTTCTCTTATTTATTCTCAGGCTAAAACAGTTAATGATATGGTTGATGTTGGAGTAAAGCTTATGGAAGCTGGAGTTGATGTTATTGTTGTTGATTCAATTTCTGCTTTGCTTCCTGGCATATATTTTGAAAAAGATGGAAATGAAATGAAGGATTTGCAAGATACTAAGCAAATCGGCGCAGAAGCAAAGGATATGACTCACGCAGTCAAAATGTTAAATTATGCAAACAAAAATACACTACTGGTTCTCATCTCACAGCAAAGAAATCAATTTGGATCTATGCATGCCTCCCACATTCCGACAGGAGGAATGGCAGTTAAGTTCTTCTCTTCCACAGTCATTAAACTATGGTCTTCGGAGGCTGAAGCTAATGCTATTAAAGCAGGCGTTGCGGTTGGTGACAAAATCATTGAACAAAGAGTTGGCAGGCCAGTCAATTGGATTATTGATTACAACAAGCTCGGCCCCCCTAATCTTTCAGGACAATACGATTTCTACTACCAAGGAGATCATATAGGAGTAGATAAAGTTGGCGAGTCGCTTGATGTTGCAGAGATGTATGGATTAATTGAAAAAGGTGGCGCTTGGTATACCATTAATGGAGAGCGTTTTCAAGGAAGAGCAAAAGCTGTTTCATATCTCAGAGATAACCCAGAAGTATCTGCATCTTTAATTGGTGAGATTAATGCCAGATCTTAATGAATTTTTAAACAAGTCTACTGCTGAAGATGTATCCGTTGATGGAGAAATTATAGAGCAGATGCGCCCTTGTTCAAAGTGCGATTTGTATGTCGAATCTTATATTTTTAATAGCCAGACTATGGAGATGAGATGGACATGCAAAGACGGTCACGAGACAAGGTATAGTGTCGGGTAATGTCAGAAAGATCAGAAGTTAAAAGAGACGGAGCCAAAGCACAGAAAAACTCTGGGCGTGGGGACTATCAAAAGGGTGATGCCCAATGGAATAAATTTTTAGTAGACTACAAAGAAGCAGGATCATCGTTCACTTTAAATAAAGACAACTGGGCAAAGATATGCACAGATACATTTAAGGTAAACAGAGATATGCATCCGCTGCTAAAAATAATAATTGGCAAAGATTCAAAGGTAAGGCTTGGTATAATAGAGTGGTCAGTGTTAGAAGAATTAATAGAATTTTGGGAGAAAAATTATGACTCAGTACAATAAAACAACAATAATGCCATTCGTAGTTTTGTATCGTGGTCTTTTTGATAATGCACCAGAAATACTGCAAATGCTAAAAGACTCAAATACATCAAGTATTCTTCAGGAATGGGAACCGTGGTATGAGCTAGGTCTAAGAACAAGGCTAGAGCCACACAGAGGAAACCCACTATCAGAAATTGAAAAGCATCAACTTAAATTACAAAAGTATATCTATACAAATTTAATATCTGCCTATAAAGATTATGTAGAAGACTGGACTAAACCAGAAATTATTAAAAAGTATATCAATCCTAATAGATCTTTTTATGAAGATTGGAAATATGTATTCGGAGAGTTTGTAACGGATTGGTCAGGATTTGATAATATACCTAACCAGTCAGATGAAGATTGCTGGATTAAGGGAGCAGTAGAAATATTAAAACACGATCATACTGTTGGCAAAGGACTGGAACTTGCAATTGGATATCATCTAGATGCCTTTAACTCAAAGGATGCTGCTGGCCCAAAATCAATTATTACTGGAACAGTGTATTTAAATGATGAATACGAAGGCGGAGAGATATCATTTTTAAATGAGTTTGACAGTAGTATTATTACATATAAGCCAAAACAAGGAGACCTTATAGTATTCCCTTCAGCAAAACCATTTTTTCATGCTGCTCAAAAAGTTTATGGGGCAGATAAATATCTTATAAGAAACTTTTTATTGTGGCAACACTCAGGATCAGATAGATACAAAGAGGGACAAAAAAAGTTTGGTAAAGAACAATGGGAGACAATGCAAGATCTTATTAGAGAAACTGAAGATCTTTTAGGGCTATACCAAAAAGATGTTTATCTGCCAGGTACTTCAGTTTATGATAGGCCACATGGAAACGGAATACCGTTTTTCCCTAAAACAGTAGAAGTTTGGGAAGATAATAAGTGATTGAAAACTATATAATCGTATCTTCTATCACCTTTTTAATTGGTTTGTCCTTGGGATACGGCCTCGGACTTTTTGTTGACAAGATAGATAAGAGGATTAAAAATGGCAGAGGATAAAAATACTTTAGAGCTTATTAGCGATATTACAGAGTTCAATGACCTGCATGAGTTTATGCAAGACGAGCATTTAGATAAAGCTCTTTCTATAGTAGTTAAGCTACTCATGAACCCAGATGTGCCTTCTGCAAAAGCACCTTATCTTATTATGGAACTACAGGCAATGTCAACTAAATTTGCAGTTCTTGCTTCTGTATACTCTACGATTGCTAAAGATAAGGCTGGTACAGCCAATAACAATAAGAAAAATATTTACTATTCAGTAAAAGAGTCCATAGACAAACTTGTAGATGCACTTAAGTATGTAGTTAGATATAACTCATGAAGAAGATTTGGGCTTTGGCTGTATTAATAGCAACAGCAATTTTTTCAGGCTTAGCATTATCTAGATTTTTAAAATGGGCTGGAAAGCAAGAGATTTTTGACTTTGACCTAAATGAGGACATTGATTATGAAGAATTGGATAAAATTTAGTGGCCAGAGATATTGTAAAAAATCTTAAGTTTAAAAAGCACACTGGTAATTTTTTTGATCCAGAAAAATTTGCTAAGCTGCTTGATGAATCCTACAGAAATACAAAGCGTCCAGATGGAGATACAACAAAAAAATCATTTAGCCCAAGCTCTCTAGGATACGGGCATGGCACCTGTCCGAGATATTGGTATATGGCATTTACTGGCGCAGTCTTCATTGATGATAACGATGCGGTTGCTGTAGCCAATATGGCTCAGGGAACGCAAGCACACGAAAGACTACAAAACCTTATTAAGACTATGCCTGAGTGGAGGGCGGAAGAAGAAGAAATTATTAATGAGTATCCACCTATCCGTGGCTTTATAGATTTAATTATGGAGTATGATGGTGAGACAGTTATTGGTGAAATTAAAACTGCAAAGCAAGAAGTATGGGATACTAGACAGGCTGAAATGAAGTCTTCTCCAAACCATATGCTACAGCTACTCACTTATATGAAATTAAAGAATGCCAAAGAAGGGTTCTTTTTATATGAAAATAAAAATACCCAAGAAGTATTAATTATTCCAATCTCTATGAACGAGAAGAATAAAGAAATTATTGAAAATGCTTTTAAGTGGATGGAAGAAGTATGGGATAATTTTAATAATGGCGATCTACCTACAAGGCCACAAGATGCAACAAAATATAAACTGCCCTGCACTTATTGTCCAGTTAAAAAAGAATGCTGGGCAAAAGGCTCTGATCCTGGCTCGGTAGACATTCCCTTGATGAAGGTTTTTAAATAGTGATTTGTTTAAATAGTAAATGCGGAAAAGAATTTAATGCCAAAACGCATAATCAAAAATATTGTTCAGACGAGTGTTGTCGCCTTGCAACAAATAAAAGAATCATGGAAAAGTATTACGAAAAGAAAGCAATTAAAAACGGTGCTCCAAGAAAATGCAAAACTTGTGCTAGTTTTTTAAGTAGATACAATTCAGAAGCAGTGTGTGCTAAATGCATAAAATCTAAACACATAAAGGATAAAAACGATTTGATGGGAATCCTAGATGACATTGGCTAGTTTAGTAAAAACAAAGGCTTCCAAGGTTTTAGGTATAGACGCATCCACCAACTCTATTGCTTTTTGCCTTATGGAAAATGATATTCCTTTGAAGTGGGGAAAGATAGATTTAGTCGGGCAGGATATTTCAATGCTAGGCGAACTAAGTGCCGATTATATTGCAGTAGAGGGCGCCGTACTTGTCAGATCACCTGATGCTGTGATAAAATTGTCTTATGTCTATGGAGTTGTTATTGCTGAGCTTATGTCTACTGGGGCTAAGGTTATTACTATTAGCCCATCCTCGTGGCAGGCGTACATTGGCAACAAAAATCCGACAAAGGATGAAAAGTCTGGAATAAGGCTGGCTAATCCAGGATACGCAGACTCCTGGTATAAAAATCAATTAAGAAATATGAGGAAGCAAAGAACTGCTGACTACTTTAATAGGAAGTACAATTTAAATGTGGTGGATTTTGACGTTGCAGATAGCTTTGGTATTGCACATTACGCTAACAAAGTATTAACACAACGATGAAGCTATATCAAGACAAAGGCTGGCTTTATAATAGATATATTATTCAAAAAAAGACTATAGTTGAAATATCAAAAGAATGTAACGTATCGGCTATGACCATACAGAGATATATAGAGAAATTTGGTATAAAGGTCAAGCGTTAATTGACATTTTGGTTGACTAGAAGTATAATAATTTAATGACAGAAATAGAGCCATCCATCCACTTTGACAAGATGAATAAAGTTGTTTCGGAGTTATTAAAGGGCGGCTACCCAGATTGCTACAATAACTGGCATGGCTAGAAAAGATGTCTTAGAGTATATTGATGAGTGGAAGGCTGTGGTCCATAACGATACTAATGTTAGAGACCGTGCAAGAGAAGCTCTTATGGGGGCTGATCAACACTACGACATACTAATTAAAGAAGCTTGGAAAACCGTAGAAGACGCAGACACACAGGGCCAACTTAACGTAAAATCTGGAACCTTAAAACTAATTGCAGATATTGAGGGCAAAAGAATTGCAATGTTGCAGGCAGTAGGTGTTTTAGAGAACAACGAGATGGCCTCACAAATATTAGAAAATGAAAAAAAGCAAGAGATGCTTGTTAGTATATTAAAAGAAGTTACCTCTAACTGCAACCACTGCAAGATAGAGGTTGCCAAAAGATTATCTCAGATCACTGGGATTGTAGAGCCTATCATTATTTCTCAAGAGGCTTAAATGTCATTAGACTTTTCAGAATTTATAGAAATCCTTGACGGAGAAGAGTTTGAGGAAAAGCCAGTAGACCTACAGACTTTTGTAACTAGCCCCGACTATCTTGGCCTGCCTCCGCTTTCAGAAAATCAGTATACTCTTATAGAAAGAAGCTCCCAGATATATAAGGAGTCTACTTTAATAAAGTTGTATGGCGAAGAGCTTGGCAAAAAACTATTTAAGCAAACCTGTGTTGAAGTTATTGCACAGTTAGGAAAAGGATCTGGCAAAGACTACTCGTCAACAATTGCAGTTGCATATATAGTACATTTACTATTATGTCTAAAAGACCCAGCGGCCTATTATGGTAAGCCACCCAGAGATGCAATTGATATTTTAAATATTGCAATAAACTCACAACAAGCAAACAATGTTTTCTTTAAGGGATTCAAGATGAGAATTGAAGTTTCCCCATGGTTTGCTGGGAAATATACCGACAAGGCATCAGAAATTAAATTTGATAAATCAATTACAGTTCATTCAGGCCACTCAGAAAGAGAAGCTTGGGAAGGGTACAACGTTCTAGTAGTGATACTTGACGAGATATCAGGCTTTGCAACAGAAAATACTAGCGGTCACGATCAAGCAAAAACAGCAGACGCCATATACGATATGTATAGAGCTTCGGTTGACTCTCGTTTTCCAGATGTAGGTAAAGTTATTTTACTATCTTTCCCACGCTTCAAAAATGACCCTATACAAAAATTTTATGAATCAGTAATAGCGGAAAAAGAAACAATTATTAGAACAGAAATATTGAAGCTGGATCAAGATTTGCCAGACGGCACAGAAGGCAATGAGTTTGAGGTGGCATGGGAAGAAGATCATATAGTTTCTTATGTTTATCCCAGAGTGTTTGCACTTAAGAGACCAACATGGGAAGTAAATCCAACAAAAAAAATAACAGATTTTACTGTTGCTTTTCATAAGAATGCGCCAGATGCACTTGGTAGATTTGCTTGTATGCCATCAGATGCTGTAGATGCATTTTTTAAGTCTAGAGAAAAAATTGAGAAGGCTTTTAACCAAGCTAGCTTAGCCGTAGATAAATTTGGAAGACTTGAAGATTGGTTTAAGCCAGATCTAGAAAAAGATTATTTTATACATGTAGACTTAGCCCAGAAGCACGACCATTGTGCAGTAGCTATGGGACATGTTAATAAGTGGGTAGAGGTAAAAGTTACAGATACCTACTCCCAGCCAGCCCCTATTGTAGAAATTGATGCAGTTAGATTTTGGACACCAACCCCAGATAAATCTGTTGATTTTACTGAAGTAAAAGACTACATCCTTGCACTAAGAACTAGAGGGTTTAACATTAAGATGTGTACTTTTGACAGATGGAACTCTCACGATATGATGCAACAACTAAAACAATATGGCATCAATACAGAGATTCTGTCTGTCGCTAAAAAACATTATGACGATATGGCTATGGTAATTTTAGAAGAAAGACTATCTGGTCCACACATACCCTTGCTTATAGATGAGTTGCTTCAGTTGAGAATTATGAGAGACAAGGTTGATCACCCAAGAAAAGGTTCAAAGGATTTAGCAGATGCTGTATGCGGAGCAGTATATAATTCAATTAGTAGAACCAGAATGCGTAGAGACGAAGAAATAAAAATTCATGACTATGAATCTATGAGCTATGACAATGATTTTGGAGTCAGCGATGGCGAAGTAGAAAATGTATACAATATGATTAGGGCGCCAAGAATGCCTGAGAGCTTAGCAAGATCAATAGAAAATATGGAGATAATATGAGCGAGTACCAAGAGAGAGCAAAAGAATGTAAGTGTTGCACAAAACACGTACCCCTTCCAACAACACTAAAAAGATATAATAAGATTACTTTATGTCCAACAACATACTATAATGTTATTGAATATAAAAGAATATGGGAGTCGTACGGATCTAGGCCAGCAGGTAATGTTAGAAAACATTTTTCAGAATACGTACAGCAAATAGTAGAGTCTACTATTGACACATCTGAATAATATAGTACAATTAAGCTAAAGTGCCAATAGCTTAGTTGGTTAAAGCCCCGAACTCATAATTCGGTAATCGTAGGTTCAAGTCCTACTTGGCACACATGAAACGGGAGGAAAAAATGAACGACAATTATTTCTTAGACTTAGGTCTAAACAAGATAGGCCTTAACATATATGTATATAAAAACTTTTTATCCATAGATGAGATTGAAAGCTTGACAGTTCTATTTGATGAGGTAAAGCAAAACTCATTATTTGATCCAGGTTTGGTCGGCACACCTTTTGAAAATAAGGTCTCTGTCCCACTCAAGGAGATGGAGCCAGTTTTGGATAGGGCAAAATCTTTGTTCGGGTCTACATTTTCACTTCATCCAAACACGTCGGTAAATGTTATGCGTGAAGGTGATGAATGGGGACAGCACTCAGACAATCATGATTTTATTGAAAAAAGAAATTTAAGTTTATTGTTAAAAGACGGAGAGCCATACGAAGTAGTTCAAGACACCAAATACGGTATAGTAGTTTATTTTAATGAAGTAGAAGAGGGTGGAGAGCTTTATTATTCTAATCAGGATATAACTTATTCTCCAAGCCCAGGGGACTTAATTGTTCACAGTGCAGAAGAAGATTGTATGCATGGGGTAAATACAATTATCCGTGGACACAGGTATTCCTATTCAAATTTCCTTTCTACTGATCTTAAAATACCATCTAATTAATAAAGCCTTCGTAGCTCAGGGGATAGAGCAACTGCCTTCTAAGCAGTAGGTCGCAGGTTCAATTCCTGCCGACGGCACAGCATGTTTTTTTAATGCTATAAATGCTATAATGATAAAAATAGATATACTAAAAGGAGAATAAAATGGCAGCAGTACAGGGATCAGCAGCAAGACTAGTAGAGGTAGCGCTAGCAGAAGTTGGAACTATTGAAGGACCAAAAGATAATGAAACAAAGTATGGTAAGTTTACAAAGTCAAACTTTCAACCATGGTGTGGATCATTTGTTATGTGGTGTGCAGATCAAGCAGGAGTAAAAGTTCCTAATACAGTATATACACCAGCAGGAGCACAAGCATTTATTAAGGCAGGAACATGGCAGATGGCGGAAGTAGCAACACCAGAAGTCGGAGATATTGCTTATTTTGATTTCCCATCAGACGGAGTAGACAGAATTTCTCACGTAGGAATTGTTGTTGGTGTTAATACAGATGGCACAGTAGATGTTGTAGAAGGAAATACATCTTCAGATAAGAAAGGCGATCAGAGAAATGGCGGAGAATGCTGTCTTAAGAATCGTGCATACAAGAAGAAGAATGGATCAAAGCTTCGTAGAAGCCAGATTGTAGGCATTGTAGGATTTGGACGACCAAAATTTGGACAAGCAGTTAAGCCGAAGGTAGACAAGCCAGTGGTTAAGAAGGCTGCAGCAAAGCCAACAACAGTAAAAAAGAAGTAAT